AAGACGGCAGGACTGTTGATTTTGGTGCACGTGGGTACTCCGACTACACCAAGCACAAGAATCCTTCACGTATGCGTTCCTATGTCCTCCGACATGGAGGTAGGATACCCAAAAGCACGATAGCTGAGCGAGATCCCAAGAAAATTCAAGATAAGATGCTAAGCATCGATGGGAGTGACAAAGAGAATTGGAAAATGAGTGGTATCGACGGGGCTGGTTTCTGGTCCCGTTGGTACCTCTGGAGTTTTCCTACGTTCCAGGGTGTTGAGAAGTTTATGTCGAAACGTTTTGGTTTGGTGTTTAGTTGAATCTTTCCATAATTTCTTCAAAGGCCTCGTCAGTCGCTATACACACTTCCAATGTACCATCTAACTCCCGTTTTGGAAAGTCGTCGTCTATTCCAACCGCACTTTCCCATACCTCACGTTTACGTTTTGAACCACTGAGCGTAAAAATGTCATTCGGATAAGCAGTTAGAGTATCCTTGAACTTGTTACCATCGAGTAATTCCTTTGCCTTTTCACATGTTTCGGATTCACGAAGTTTCTGTATGTGGTTTTTAGCCATCATCATGAATTCTACACGTTCATCTGCAGATAAACCAGACAGATCCGGTCCGGCTTTTTCATCTAATTCTTTCATTTCTTCCTTTCTCTCTTCGTTCATGACCTTTAAATCATTCGCGATATTCTTCCATTCGGTAGCGTTCATTTCTTTTAAGAAATGGGGTTCGGTCCCTGGGATAAACCCACCAAACCAACCCCCTGCAGCGGATAAAGAAGAGCAGAAGCAAAGAGCTATGATAGCAGCCATATTATAATGTACGTAGATTATAATATGGGTGAAGTACTTCTTATGGCCTGTGCCTTCTCATCTTTCGTGGGATCAGTAGGAGGTGGAATCTATTTCTTCTTACAGGAAAGAGAAAAGAATCTCATCACCGAAAAGCAAGCGTTACCTTACATTACCGCATACTTCGAATGTGATTTTAAGGGTGACGATCATGGTAAATTTGGCGATGCTTCGGATTTTGTAAAAGCTGAGATATCTTTGGGTATTCCTTTTAAATCCATCATCGTACCAGACGGTTTTACAGTCGACATGTATTCTCAGGAGGGGTATAAGGGTAGCAAATTATCGCGCAGAGGTCCATTCAATCAAAAATGTACTACCATTCATTCTATGATAATTACGAAGGAGTAGAAAGTCCCTTCTTCTTAAGGACATTTTTCAGTTCGGCCATGAGTTTCGCGCGCTTCGCGTTGATGACCGGGCGTCGGGGTGGTGGAGGTGGAGGTGGAGGAGGTGCGGATGGAGCACCCGCACGAACCACGGTAGGTGCGACAATGTTTTGACACACTCTGATAACTTTCTGTGCATTCTTCACACTGTTCTCAAAGTTCATAGTAATTTTAGAGCGAAGTTCTTTCGCTGATAGTTTGACTCGTTTTCCCTTGACAGTTTTAGTCACACGGAGACCGAGCTTTTTGGCTTTGTTTTTCAAGTCACGGTACTGCATCTACTGTTAACTGAGATTTTTTACTCAAAAGAGAACCAAATCGAAAAAAGTTTCGATTTCACCTTGTCCGACGAGTTGAGCATAGTTCAACTCCTCCTTACTAAAATATAACGGATTCACATTCGCCTCGAGAAACACTTTTCGTAAGGTGACACCGTACGTATCCAAACGAATAAATATTTTACATAGCAATTCAAAATCGAGTGACTTTACACACATACAAAAATTCGTTTTATTTACCATGTAAGACCCATCATCGGTTCGAACGAGAAAGTGTTTTTTGATGAAGATATCCGTTTTGTCTATCGAGTGTAAGAGTTTGTCAAAGTCCATGACATTAGATACACCCGTAACTAGTTTTCTAATAAAGTCTCGCTTACATTGGGGGAGTGACATCTTAATTTGTATAAAGATAAAAAACGTCTTCACCATAAGATGAGTGATGCACAACAGCTTAGAGTGCTGATTCACAAGATTCTTCTTCCCAGACTTCGACGTCTCGAGGAAGAAGTTCATTCTCTACGAAAACACACATGGCCGTACGTTCAACACATGAAAGAGCGAAACCAGCTTGACGATATGGAGATGAAGGTGGATTTTCTTAGACATCTCGATGACGAGGGGGTGGCTGAACTTTTACGACTTAAGTCCAAATATGCGGGGAACACCGGATTTCTCACCAGAGAATACGATACCGTGACACGGTTGAGAAATAATTTTTGTTGACGTATAGTAAAAGATGATTGGAAATCTCTTCAAGACTTCTGGTGAACCCATGGGTAACACCCAACTTGGATTTACCATCGCGTGTTTAGTTTGTTCCATCATGGGTATCATGGGTATCATGCGCATACCTTTCAAATCCCCTCCGATTCTTGCGGCGTGCGCCGTTTCGGCGTGCTGCTCTTCTAGTCAGACGAGTTCTCTGATTAACGATATACAGAAGCGCGTTAAGCAGAAAAAAGAAGAAGCTGAAAATTAAAAGAAATCATCCGTACGATACATATTCACTGTGAATGAACCAGTCTTTCCCAATACGGTGACTGTTTCATTTCCGTACAACTCTTCGCAACCGATGTCCTCCATGCAGTCTCTCGCGTTGTGACTGATAGAAACGGGGTACAAATTCTCCCCACCGGTGGTCGTGTAGTAATGATAGCGGTCACGACGCCCACGCACCTCCTTACCATAGAGAGGGAGTGTCTCACCATCACCACCCGTGATAATACCCATCTGCTGCATGTAGCCAGGTTTGTACTGTTTGATGGGTGGACCCCTGAATTCGGGCTCCCGCACCGGGGGACGACGCGTCTCCACGGGGCGGGGTGGAACGGGGACAACCTCGACCGGAACCTCCACAACCTTAGGGTTGTACCACATGTAGCCGAGTACACCCACGAGCACGATAAGAGTCAAGGTCATCAACTGAATCTTCTGTCGATTCTTCATTATAGTATAGGTGAGGAAATATTTTAGCAACCTATAGTATAATGCCAACTACTAAACAACTCCAGAACGCTAAGAAGAAATTAAAGAAAACTCCTAAGCCTTCGGGTAATACTCCCAAAATTCCCACCGCAGCACTCATGCGCCTCATCGCGGCGGACCCCAAGATTCGACGTAACAAGGAATTCATTAAGCGTGTTCATCAGCTTTCGAAGAAGTAGGTTTGATGTCCTCTCGAATGATCGTGATTGCGTTCGTCACAAATTCGAACATGTCGAAAATCTCATTTGTGTTACGTCTCTCGAGTGCCTTCTTGAGCTTCTCAACATTGTAGTCGAGTGAACGTTTCTCCTTCTCCAGATTTTGAAGTTGCTCCTCAAAATACTCAATCTTTTGATTGATAGCTTTCGTGGTGATTTCCAAATTTTTATCGAGTTTTTCAATTTGCCTCTCGTAATATTCCTTCTGTTTGGATAGGATCTGCCTCTTTACCTCCGACTCGGTCCGGTCGGCTTGAGCGTCGAGTCGCTGAATTTTCGTTTCAAACTCTTCCAATTCTTCGACATAGTTGGCGTGATACAAATCACGGTTGTACACGAGTTTCTTGATTTCACTCTGAAGTTTAAGATCCATGATACTTTACTTTACCTTTTTACCTTTAAGCAAATCACTTAGGTCATCGAAAAATATATCGAAGTGTCCCAACCTGTATCCGACAAAAGCCCATAAAACAAAGAATAGGGTTTTGGTCATGTTATTGATCTGGTTCTCTTCCATCTTGTATATCGGACCGACGAGTCTACCCATGAAGGTCTCGTCCTTGTGTTTACCGGTAACCATCATCTCCGCTTGTGTCAGTGCACACGTGTCATCGTTCACCGACCAATGGTAGAAGATGAAGGGTATAATGATCGAGTAAAATTCTAGGTTCCTCTTATTATTGGTAAACGGAACGATAAGAATAGCTAATAGGAATAGAGTGTGCAGAAGAAATATAATGTTCATCTATTATAAGATGACGGAGGAAAAAAATATGGAGGAAATGTGGAACGATTATCACGAAAATGTGCTCAGGCAATGGGGTGAGGCCAGTGCGTGTTATCGTTACATGCATCATCGAGCGTTTTTGCAATTTAAAAGAATGAGTTTACATTTCAATTTACCCGTGATTGTACTGTCGACCATAACTGGTACGGCGAACTTCGCCCAGAGTACTTTCCCAGAGGGTATGCGTAGCTCTGCACCGGCCATCATCGGTGGAATGAACCTGGTTGCCGGTCTCATAGCCACGATCATGCAGTTCCTTAAGGTGAACGAGTTGATGGAGAATCACAGAACTGCTGCGTTAGGACATGGAAGTTTGTCCAGAAATATTCGATTACAGCTTTCACTCCCCCGTGCAGAACGTAAAAAGGAGGGTCTAAAATTCGTCGAAGAGTGTAAGGCGATGTATGATAGTCTTTTGGAGCAGTCCCCTCCTATTCCTAAAAAGATACTCATGAATTTCGATAAAGAGTATCCCATCGAGGGTGTCTTTACGAAACCGGAGATACTCACTGTACGTCCCATACCACCCCTCAAACTTCCCAAGACGGTCGAGCCCATCGTGGCCATCACCAAGGATACACCGTTCGAGAAAATAGGTAAAATGTTAGCACCTAAGGAAGAGGAAGAGGAGCCTGAGGAGGAAGAGTATGAAGAGGAAGAGGAAGAGGAAGAAGAGACAGACGTCGAGCAAGGTACACCAAGAGAATGAACATGACGATGTTCATAAGAACTCCGCATGCAACGTATGGTAAAATTTTCCTTTTTAAAGGTTCTACGATACGTTTATGTAGTGCGTTATTTTGAAGCACTAAATCTATGGCCTGATCAGTAAGGTCATCGATGGATTCCTTCATTAAGATAGTCGAGCAAAAAAAAGAGGTCGAAAATAGCGTGGAGACCATTCACACGAAACAGATTGAACTCATTCGTAAATATATCCGTGAACGAAAAAACGTTTTCATATGCGGGGCTTCAGGTGTTGGAAAATCATACATTCTTAAACGGGTGCTCGAAGGTGTGAGTCATGTCGAACTTCTATCGGAACACATGAAAAGTAAATGTTTGTTCCTACCCTTCATCAAACCCTCATCCAAATATGTATTCATCGAAGACTACGACCCCGTGTTCAAACCTATAATCGAGAGAGTATCCGACGGTGAACCCATCACCCGAGGTGGATCGCTTTTAGTGACGTCCACGAACATGTGTATGTATCCAAACTTCGAGACGGTGTTTGTCCCCAAACACAAACCCGAGACACTCATGAAACTTACGGACGAACGAGGACCAAAGGTGGAGAGTGCGGCTCATGTGTGTAAGGGGAACATTCGAAACTTTTTCACCTATCTCGATGGGTACGATATGATGGATGATTTCAAAACCCCCAAAGAGTTCATAGCGGATATTTTGTCCGATCCTGTACCCATACCCATTCACGATAGTATAGCCGAACACGGACATATGTGGGACATCTTCCAGGAAAACTACCTGGACTCGAAAGGTGTCGACGTCGTGGCCGCATCCAGCTCATTCTCTGATGCGGACTATTACGATAGTCACATTTACACATACGGAAACTGGAATCTCATGCCATACTTCGTCTTACATGCTCTAACCATACCAAAATCATCTCTCGGCGAACCGCTCGTGAAAGATAAGATTCGACCCGGAAGTTGTTGGACAAAGTTGGGAAATTACAAGATGCGTAAACAAAAGTACGACGAGATTCGTAAGAAATCCAGATTGGGATTTGGGGTTGAAGAACTCTGCCTCTTGAAAAAGTATGCGGAGAAAGGGGACCTAAGTAATCTCGTAGATTACAAAATCTCACCTCAAGATTTCGACGTGATCAATCACTTGGCCGTCGGAAACAACTTAAAATCAAGAGACGTGACAAAAGTAAAGAAGGCTCTCAAGAATGTCTACGAAGGAGGAAGAAACTGAAGTCGAAGAGTGTGTCAAGGTTATCGGGAATGAAATCCTCTTCTATGCCGACGTGGATAGAGAGAACGCCCTTGATTTTGTTGAAAAATTTAAGAAATTGGAGATTGACCTTCTTAAGAAAAAAGCTGAACTCTTTGGCTATGAACCAATCATAAGGGTTCACATCATGAGTGATGGCGGTGACATCTTTGCTGGAATGACGTTGATGAACACACTCGAGTCCTCGCGCGTAAAGATTGTTACCATCGCACAGGGATCTTGTTGCAGTGCAGCGACGTTCATGCTCCTCGGTGGCGCCGAGCGAAAGATGGGTAGGAATGCCTATGTACTCATCCACCAGATTTCCACGGAAATGTGGGGTAATTTTCAGGAACTTAAACACGAGTTGAAGTCGACGGATAAGTTTATGAAGATGCTGAAGAAGATGTATCTCGAGAAGACTAAGATCCCCGAGAAGATGTTGAAGAAGCTCATGAAGAAGGATATCTTGAGTAATCTTCACAGAGTGCCTGTAGAGAGCTAGCACACATAAAATTATAAATATAACACAAAACGTATTCAAATTTAATGGCACAATCGTGCTTTCTGGAGGCCTAAGTCGTTCCATTCTGCCATAATTTACAATCGGTAAATCCGACATCTATTTAAAGCTGAGATATTAATACAGTATAATGGAACGCCTTATAAAGAAAGACAAGAACGGAACCGAGCGATTCACGGACATTCGTGTCGAAGACCTTGGTAACGGGGCCGCTGACATCGTGAAGACGACGGGTGTCGTGGGGAGTGAGAAGGTGTCTGTGTCCCGAACGAATGTGAAGACCGGGTACGAAAAGGCGCTCATGCGAGCCCAGACCATGTGGAACAACGAGAAGACCAAGTGTACACAAATTCTTCCTATGTTGGCAAACAAGTGGGAAGACCGTCAAAAGTACATCACCGAACCCTTTTACGTTCAACCCAAATTGGACGGAGTTCGTCTTCTCGTGTCAAATAAAGGGTGCTTCTCTCGAACTGGAAAGCCCGTCCACGGTGTCGATCACCTCGCGAATGGACTCAAAGACGGTGAGTACCTGGATGGAGAGTGCTACGCTCCCAATAAGACGTTCGAGGAGATCACGAGTATGTTCAAGATGAACCCCGAATCACTGGAGTTCCACGTGTTTGATTATTTCGATCTGAACCAACCGAATCTCACATTCGAAGAACGAATGAAGCGTGTCACGGTCGACACGTTTCACGTGAAGAAAAAGTCTGAAATTGCTGGCTACCACGACATGTTCGTGAGTCAAGGGCACGAGGGTATCATGATTCGTGACGCCATGAGTACCTATGAGATTGGTAAGAGAAGCAATTATCTTCTCAAGTACAAAGCTTTCCAAACTGAAGAATACCCCATTGTGGATGTTAAAGAGGGTACGGGTCGTGAGAAGGGTACTGCCATTTGGATTTGTAAGACGGGAGAACAACACTTTTCCGTCAAACCCGAAGGCACTTTGGAAAAGCGAAGAGAGTATCTCGCTGAAAAGGAAAAATACATCGGAAAACAGTTGACCGTTCGATTTCAAAATCTAACCGCGATTGGTGTCCCAAGATTTCCCGTAGGTGTGGTAGTTAGAGATTATGAATAATATTGATGTATAGAAATGAACCGAATCGCAATCGACATCGATGAAGTCTTAGTAAAATTCCTCTTTCCAATGGCGAAGCATCATCACAAAGTTCACAAACTTCGGTGTAAACCCAAATACAATTACGTGTACCGTGAAATATTTGAAATAGATGAAGTCACTTCACAGAGAATGGTCAGGGAATTTTATCAGTCCAAAGACTTCATGGATCTCGTACCCATAAAGGGGAGTCAAGAAGCCATGTACAAACTAAAAAGACACTCCAATAAAATGTATGTCGTCACCGGGCGTCAAGATGTCGTCCGCGAAGAAACGGAAACGTGGATTGAAAGTTTCTTTCCGGGTGTATTCGATGATGTCATCTTGACCAACAGTTTCACCCCAAACGAAGTACACAAAGCTGATATTTGCCGCGCACTCAACATAGGCCTCATAATAGATGATAACAAGAATATTTGTGACAAGTGCATAGAAGATGGTGTCCGTGCAATCAACTATATCGGCGAAGATATTTATCCATGGTGCGAAGAAAGTGACATAAGTATTCGAGATTGGAACGAACTTAAAATATACGATGTATGAACTCGTAGAACACATGTCTCTCGGTCTCATCGGCCTCGGTGCCATCGGTGGTAACCTCGCCCTCAACATCCAAAAGTCTCATGAAATTCACGTGTATAACCGTTCACCCGAACAGGTCAGGTCCCTCGCGGGTGATTGTATGAATATTCGCGGTCACGAATCCATGGAAGATATGGTTTGTAAGATGCAAACGCCTCGAACGATCATCACCGCACTTCCCCACGGAGAGGTCACCGATTCTATGGTTAAGAAATTGAGCAAGTCTCTCAGTGAGGATGACACTATTATCGACTGCTCCAACGAGTTCTACAGGACTTCGAGGAACCGTGGTGCGTATTGCCAATCGAAGGGTATCAACTACGTGGGGACGGGTCTTTCCGGTGGTGCGAAGGGTGCACGCATGGGTCCTGCATTGATGATTGGATGCTCCGAGGAGGTATTCAGAAAGAATGAAAAGCTCTTTGATTCGTTCGCCAAGAACTTTGCGTACATGGGCCAGGATTATGGTGTGGGTCATTTCACGAAGATGGTACACAACGGCGTCGAATACGGTATGCTCCAAGGTATCGCGGATGTGTTTGCGTATTGCAACCAAGATAAGTACTACATGGATCAGGTTCTAAAGGAGGTTGAGGGTAGTGATATCGACGGGTACCTCACACGTTCGGCCATGCACGTACTCGATGAATACAAAATTCACAAAATCGCCGACGTGGGTGAGATGAATAACACCGGTTTGTGGTGTTCGCAGATTGGTCTCGAATATGGTATTCCTACACCGACCATCAACTCGGCGGTGAACGCGCGATTCACAAGTCGGCACGTCAAGGCTATCAACACCGCGCAACACGCGAATTACGCCATCGACCCAATCGTAGGTCTGGATACCATGCGTTTCGTGTTTGCCGCTTCTATTTTGGAGGGGTACGAGCTCATGGCGACTCGTCATGTGGACGATGATAGTATCAAAAAGGCTTGGTCTTCTGGTACTATTATTGAGTGTCCCATGATCGATGAGAATTGTAGGAATATTCTGGAAGAAACGGTGGATAACGCACGCGTGTTTATGATGTATTGCACGTCGGCGGGTATCCCCGCACCAGCAGTTCAGGCTGCACTCACGCAGTATGATTTTACGCACCAGACGTCTACGTCCATGAAGCTTCTCATGGCACAGAGAAACTATTTCGGTCAGCACGAAATGATCGAAGCGTGATCCCATAAGTAGTCTACTTCCTCTTCGTCTAAAAACTGGAGTGTATTTCCAGTCTCTATATTTCTGAGAACATTTTCGTATGCACACACACCGTAATCCATTTCCCATTTTATATTACCGTTCATGAGTATGTACTTTTCCTTGGGTACCATTTTCCGAAGATCGGCCACGAGTTCGATACCCATGTATGACATTTGAATTTTGCATTCCGTGGGGGCTGTACCCTCATACGCACGATTTCTTGCAAGTTGCATTATTTCTGGTTTTACCAAACTCAATTCTTTTAAGATTTTTTTACGACTTTCACCGAAATGTTTTGCGAGTATGGTAGCAAACAATAGGACACAATGACTTTGATACATGTCACCCATTATACCTACGGTATCAAAGTAGTTTACCCTATCGTTCATATCGTCACTTTCGTGTATTTTGATTTCTATGGTTTTGAGATTTTTAGGAGAACGGATATGGTGAATCATGTCCTTGAAAAGGTAATGGTCGTTGTACACCACGTTTATATCGTTATCCTCGATGAATGTTTTAATTTGTTCGAAATCGTACTTTGAGTGTCCGTGTGGCTTCTCGAGGATGTACGTCGGGTTAACAACCCCGAGGTAAGGTTCCACGTTTTCGCAAAAATTATGTGTGGGAATGGCCATGTAAGCGACGACGTTCTTTTCATCCTTGAGATGTTCCAAGTTCGCTACTTCCCTTCTTGATATGGGGGTGTAGGGACACCCCATTCTCTTGAGAGCGGGTATGATACGAGTTTGAGCCAGATGGCCCCTGGCACCAAACACTAAACAGTGATTCATCTGTTTTTATTTCATGAGATTTTTTTGAGGAAATTTTTTGAATGAAAAATATATATGTCAGTGGGAATCGTTTTACCTAAAACTCTTATCGAGTTGAGTAACAGGTTGTCGGTAAGATTAGAGGACCCTGTACATGTATCTCAAAATTTCAAAACGGTCAGGAGCATGACGACGAAAATGGAAAAACCGCGTAGGGTCTTCACCTTTCTTCCCTCGCACCTGGAAAATTCTAACAGCGTCATAGAATCACTGAGTAAAGAAATGGGACCCTTGGATGTCGTTATTGATTGTTACATGGGTACGAAGGATGACGTGTTCGATCGTTGTAAGATGTGCGAAGAGAATAGTACGCAGTACTTACTCGCCACCATGACCAGGGACACTCTCGTCGTACACGGAGGCCGCACGGCGTACATGGAAAATAAGAACTTGTTACGAAAAATCAAGAAACATACGTATTATGCCGGTCCAATAAATATCGTGTAACAATAAACATGTTCGCTCTTTTGTGTAAACCAGTTGCTGTACCGGTACCGACGGGAAATCCAGTTTTAAGGGCAAATGATTGTCGCATTGCCTACGTGAGACCATCTCAATCACAAGAAGGTAAGCTCGAGATTGAGATACTTGAAGCACCTCCCGTCTACATAGGACCGGATAAAGTTAGTGAAATGGGTTCGTAAGATTGATCATTTTCCCGTTTTTAGATTTCATAAAAATAACTTCGTCGCATTCGCCGCCCCGCATCGTCATCTGGGCTTCGCCACACGTAGTACCAGGTTGTTTATATCTGTCACACGCGATACTCGTTCTTTCGGTAATGTCCATATTCTGACTGTACCCAATGAACGTTCTGTCAACCTCTCCACCCGAATCTTTCGCCTCGACTGTGGCTATCCAACAATACGACCCATAGGCCCATTCATTTGAGATATCTGCGGGTGGTGGCGGGGCATCTAATAGGGAAGACCTACTTCGTCGCTTAAATCTCCCATTGAGGGAAACAACTGGAGAAAAAAGAAGTTTAACAACAGTCGACATTAATATTTACTAAAACTTAATTTTTAAGCCCATGTCGTCGAATCAGGGAACGTAAAAGTATACGTATCGGCTGTGGTGGTAATAGCGGGTGTTTCCTTAACCACGGTCGTACCATCCGCACCGAGGATTACAGCCTTGATACCCTGTGCTCGGTGTTTACAGCAATCGACACGATTAGTAATCTTAATCTTTTCGATTTCGTTTTCGGATCCCAGATCAACGGTCATCTTATCAATTTCGTTGACGTCTCTACCGAGAGTGTGTGCAAAATTGGAAAAATTTCCATCAGTGAGATTTGGTAGAGGACCCGCTGGGTGAAAATTGGCCGCTTCAACAGTTTTACTGGCAGCTAAACTGGTTGTACCATCCTTAGCAAACACTTCCAACTCGGCGAGGTTAATGATTTTATGTTTATCATCATCGTTACCTTCCGCATTCGCGTCATGGGCGACGGTGTGTTCCAACCTGATATATTGACCCTTGGGGAAAGAAGGCTCGGTAGAGGTCGTAGTCGTGGGTTCTTCTGTGGCTTCAGATCCCCAATTAATTTTCACCACAGAGGCGACCGACGAACTCGCGCACAAACAGAAAGCAACCGTTCCTGCGATCCAAAGACCACTCATTGTTTATTATACTGTGAGATTTTTACATAGCGGATGACACTATCTAAGAATCTCCTCCGACCGGGTTCGAACCGATGACCTACAGGTTAACAGCCTGTCGCTCTACCAACTGAGCTACAGAG